AAACGTTCCCTAGATCAATTTGAAGAACAGTATGGTGATATTAATGAATATGTAAATACTCGTGTTAAATCAGATATAGTATATAAAGATACTTATGATATGCTTTATAAGGAATTAGAGACTGCTAGTAGGGATATAGGGGAATTAACTCGGTGGTTAGACAATATGTTAGATACTACAGATCCTGTTGCTGCAGCTATGGTAAATGCTCTTACTCAGATTGAAGAGAAGTCTAGGGTTGAAGCAATTGATATGAGAGCAGATATGATGGATTTACTAGAGGAACTTCAAATGACACATAAGAAATCTGCTATGCAATCAGAAGAAGATTTCTATGGGTTTATGTTAGAGCATGATGCAGAAGGTAAACCTACCCAATATATAGTTAAACCATACAAGAGTTCATTCTTTGCAGATGCTGAAGAGATACGAAAAACAGAACGTAAGTCCCATCCAGATGAGGAAGTAAAGGCAGCAGTTAAGGCATTTAAGAAAGAACACTCAGCTTTTAATGCAGATGAGTTTAGACAAGGGTCTTTGGATTATTTAAATGAGTTATTTACAACTAATCAAATAGATGTAAAGGAGTATAATCAAATTCTAGAGTATATAATGTACAGTGAAAGTTTCTTTATAACAGATATAAAAGCTAATGAGGTAGTTAAAGAAGAGACAGTTCAAAAATTCTCATATTGGTTCAGTAAGAATAGTCCATTATTTTATGATTATGATGAGGCTTATACTAACCCTGAATGGAAGAAACTAATGACTATGATGGGTATAGATGCTAGTCTATCTTCTTATAAACAGATGCAGGAACTTAAGAAGTCTAAGAATTCCTATGCTAAATTTTACGCAGGGATAGAAGATATATCTCGTAAAGCTAATCAAGTTATACCAATTGGGTATAGGATATATGATAGGCTACCTGGGGTTCAGAAACTAACTAGTGAACGTTTACTATCAGGTCAGAGTCCATTAGATATGGCTAAAGAGAATTTAAAGACAGGGTTCTTTGTACGTCCAGATGATGTAGAACGTGGTAATCAGGAGTGGACCAATGAACAAGGTCGTGTTAAGTATTATATACCAATTAACTATACTGCTAAAGTAGATGCAATTGATCAGTCTTATGATCTTGCAAGCATATACTTTAAATTTTGGGAATCTGCTAATGATTTTAAGAATAAAAGAAATGTATTACCAGAGATGGAAATGACTAGGTTCTTTATCAATGAACGTAAAACATATAAGCGGAACGTATTTGGTAAGATGCTAAAGAATTCGATGGGGGACGATGATGAATTAGATATGCGATCATTGAAGGATAAGACAGTCTTAGCAGATATGTTTAATGACTGGTTTGAAATGGCAGTGTATGGTAAAATGACTAAGGACCTTAAAGATCCAATCAAAATTACAGATACTCTTGCATTTGACCCTATGAAGTTTGTAGATGCTATTAATAGGTATACATCATTAAACTTACTTAGTTTAAACGTAGTACAGGGATTTGCTAACGTAGCCATGGGTGAATTTATGCAATCAGTTGAAGCTGTGGCTCATGAATATGTTAATCCTATAACATATAGTAAAGCAATGTTGAGGTATGATGCCTTTTTACCTGGTGTCCTGAATGATTTAACAAAGACATTACCTACGTCATTAGGTGGTCTTATCTATGAAGAGTTTAATGTGTTAGACGAAAGTGTTACAGATGTATCCTTTTCAACTACTACTAGACTTGGTAAATTAGCTAGGAATACTTCTACCTTTGCAATGCAACATATGGGTGAGCACTTCCTACAAAACCGTTTTCTTTTAGCTATGCTGTTAAACAAAAAAGTGGTGGATTTAGAAGGGAATCAAATCGGTTCGATTCTAGATCAATATACCAAGGTTAAAGATAGGTTACAATTAAAACAGCAATCTACATTAACACCTGAACAATTTCAGAAATTCTTAGAAAAGAACAAATGGACTGAGAAAGACCAGATGTTATTTAAAATTAAGATAAGGGGTATTCTATCCCGTATGCATGGGGAATATTCAGACTTAGGTAGAGTTGCTCTACAGAGACTTGCAGTAGGTCGTATGGTATATATGTTTCGTAAATTCGTTATGCCTGGTTTTAGGCGTAGGTGGGGTAGGGAAGCATATTCTCAACGTCTTGGTCAAGTTACAGAAGGTAACTATATTACATTTCTAAAGTTTTTTAGGAACTATTATAAGGAGATAGGCACGTTACAGTTCTCATTAATGTCAGAGAATTGGGCAGCGTTATCAGATCATGAAAAAGCAAATATACATAGGACTATTGCAGAGGCTGCATTCTTAACAGCAACTCTTATCATAGGTGCATTCTTCTTTAAGATGAAAGGTGATGCAGATCCAGATGATGAATGGTTGTATGCATTTCTAGCATATCAATCCTATAGGTTAAAATCTGAAATACTATTTTTTACTAGTCCTGGTAATGCTATGCAGATTCTAAGGTCACCAATGGCATCTATGTCTATAATACAAAACATAACCAAGTTAGGTGCTCAATTAACTAATCCAACAGAACTATATCAAAGGGGTCCAATGAAAGGGGAGTATAAACTTAAAAAGGATGTTATAGATATGGTACCAATGATTAAACAATTTTATCGAGCAAGGGATATAGAACAACAGATTAACTGGTTCAAAGGTGCTGGTGGTCGAAGTGGCAATTTTCAATAAAAATAGGGGGTTTTTCAACCCCCTTCTTTATTTAATTACTTCCCATCATCTTATCTGCCATGAATTGTTGGAGTATCATGTTCTCCATACGTGTCATTGCATTTGCATGATCTTCATCATCTCTTTCCTTTTCTGCCATTTTTTCTTCCTGATCTACGGACGGCTTGAATCCAATAGGCCTCTTTTTGCCTTTCTTGGTTTCTTTCTGTTTTCGGATGCCGTCTAATAACTCCGGGGCTTTATCTGGGTTAGCTAACAATTCATATATCTTATTCCTGATTAAAACTGTTATAAAATCAATAGATGGTTTAATTCCATATTCAATAAATTCCAGGGAAATCTCTTCAGCATTAATCTTATCCTTATACTTTTCGGGTATTACAGATACTATCATTGCTTTGATTACTTCAGCATCTTCAGTATCAAAATTATAAACTCTTTCAATTCTACCGATCCTGTTTATAATAGTCTCAGGTAACATCTTAGTTGAGTTTACAGTTGCTATAAGTAATACATTATTTCGGCTATTTGTTCCATCAAGGAAACTGAGCATATCCAGTTCATTACCACGACTCTTTTCATACTCATCAATAAGTATACCAACCCAACGATTCGGGTCTTCTAATCTTACTGAATCAATCAGGGTGTGTATATCTATACTGGGCTCACCTTTACTCATTATACAGATTGCATTCTTCTCTCTTACAAGTTTCTCCATCATCTGACCTGCTAAGAACGTCTTACCTGTTCCTGGTCCACCATTAAAGATAAGGGCCATTTTGTCCATCAACCCTAAATCTTTTCTAGCCTCTTCGGCTTCTTTACTTATAAAGAAATTAAAATGCTCATTGGCTTCGGCAAATACTCCTGTGTTAATAGGGACTCCACCTTTATATCTGTCATTCCTTTCAAAATATACAGTTATACCAGACCAGGACTTTTCAATTTTAAGTGTATAAACAGCTGGTTCTAGGGTAGCAGATACATCTGCAGCTTTACGTGGGATGAGTTCAAATTTATCTTTGCCGTTGTCTTGTTTTATAAACATATTGATACGTGATTTAAGTGTTATTAATATTAATGAAAAATGGGGGCCGAAACCCCCATATCTCATTGTATGCCATTTAGAAGCGTTTGAAGACACTCTATGGTGTAGACATAGGTAATAACCTAGCAACCCCTAAAGTGCCCTAGAATTGATCCTAGCCACCATAGCAAGGCATTCCGTATACACGGTATGCACTGTAAGGATCAGCATAAGAAGAGTAAGTTGAACCATCATAATGGACCTTCTTACCTGAATACCTCTGGTTTACAGCGTAAGCAGCATCTGCCTGTTTCTTTAAGACTTCAGCCTTAAGTTTCAGTTCTTCAAGTTCCAGTGATACATCTGCTTCCTTGCCAAACATGTCATTAATTAATCGTACAAACCAATTCTTGCTTCTTAAGAGATCTAATCTCTTGTTGAGGAATTTGATAGTAATTTCAAGATGTTCCATTTCCTTAGTCCTAGCTTCTTCAAGCTGCTGTTCAGTCTTGTTCTTCTTAATCTTAGTTATCTCTTCCTTGAGATCTTCGACTTCTTCTTTATGTTCTTCATTCAATTTGTTAAGCCTACGTCTAGCTTCAGCCTCGACAACATTTACCTTTCGTGAGATTTCTTTCTCTAAGGACTCGATTTTTATTTCGAGATCTAACTGGGTATTCTCCAGTTCACTAATGTTTTTCTTAGTCTTATTTTCGACTTCAGTCTTTAATTCCTGTTTAACCAGGTCAAAGTTTTTGTAGGTAATTTCTTCCTTTTCACTCTTATCATTACAATAAGGATAAGGGCTATTACGATTGTCAGTTACCCGTACAGTCTTAACAATTACTCGATCCGACTTATTTGATTCATCTTTAATTCTTTTGATCTCATTGTCTTTATTTTTCAATGCTTCGTCTTTACCCCCTAAAAGGATATTGACATTAGCAAGTCTTTCTTCAAGGTTACGGATGGTGTCGTTAAGCTTTGCAAGCTCACGATCCTTCTGTACAATAAGATCCATCTGTTTCATGTTAAAATTTGTTAAATGTAGTTAATAATTAATTTGTTAATTTGGATTTGATCAATGATTCCATTAACCAGTTCAATAAACGTGGTTCCACCTAATGAAACCAATACGAGGCGCGCTTTCACCTCGATTTCTAACCTTTTTTTCAGCTCGCTAAAACTGTCATTACTAAGGCCATATATTTCAGTTAGTCTAGCCATGATATGACTAGCTAAATATTTAATCTCATAATTTCTCATTTGGTAATATCTGTAAAAAGGAAAAGGGGCTAAATGCCCCCTGTCCCATGAATTAATTCTCTTACTAGTGGTTTTCTATGATCATGTTTATTACGTAAAGTACTATGTAACAATTGATACAAAGGTGCTCCAAATTCTGTCTTCCAGAAATCTAATAGTTTACTCTTGTATTTGTTAGATAGATGGTAATAATCACCACCTAGTATTTTGTTTAAATCTTCCTCAAACTCTTGTGGAATCTCAAATATAAAATAAAATTCTTTAGTCTCTGTATCTTGTAGTTTTCTAAAATAGATATCACTTCTACGTTTAGGTGGTTCTACTAATGACTTAGATACTAATATTATGTTATCATCAAACTCTGGTCTATCAAAGATTGATATGCAAGTTTTATAGATACTTTTTGGAATGTTTTCGTAAGTGGCATCATCTTTCATCACCATGGGTAAGATAAACTTTGTAGGTACATCTATGCCTATGTGATTTATTATGTCCATGTTATATTTTTATTGTTCCGTCACCTTCGTAATAATCTCTGGTATAATCCCAGTTGTTAGTTTCGAAGTGCCATTCCAATTCTTTCATTATTCTTTCTATGCTATTTAAACCCATATTCAAAGTTTTATCTGTTATAGAGTATACCTTTACTTCTGTGGGTTCTTTCATGTTAATTGCTACGATGTAGGTTTCTTTCTTATAGTCATCTATGATAATATTGTTTTGTTTAGCCCAATTATATATAGCCAACCAGTAGAAAGCAAGTTGACGATTATAGTCATATTCAAATAACTTATCGTCGAATTCATCATATGTTGAAGATGTTTTAAGATCTACAAGCTTTATTATTTTATTTTCGTGATCTATTATTAATCTATCTATCATGGATTTGCATTCCACATTCATAAACTTCCAATAAATTTGGAATTCATTATGAACTTCAGTCTTTTCAAACAGATTATCTAGATCTCCGAAGATTAATTTACTTGCAACCTTGTGGTTTTTGATCTCCTGAGTAATTTCTTTCAGTTTATCGTCACTACTTTTTGGAATAACGATCTTAATCGTGGATATCTTTATGGATTTTATATAATCTTTGTACTGTTTTTCCAAAGAAGTCGCTTTTTCTAGAACTTTTTCATCTGGCTCCTTGGTAGAGTAGCAATCTCTATAGGCTCTTAGTAAGATTTCTTTCTTATTGCCTTTCTTGAATCGCGCTACCTTGTCACAGAAGTCCTTTTGTTGCTGACTCTTTGGTGTTTCAAAGTCTAAAAATACATATTCCTTCCCGAACACCTCTGGTTCGAGCAGATAAGTATGAACCATCGTTCCCTTTTTATAGATGAACTTGTTCTCCTCATCGAGCTCTTTGAGGTACATTTTAAGAAAATACTTAGGAGATACTTCAAACCACTTTAATGATGAACTACTAACCTTTTTAATATCATAGTAATCCATTACAGTATAATTCTCTTCACATTCTCTCTTGCGAAACAATGTAAATCATCATTCTGAGATAGTATTACATAAGAATTAACGTCTTTGTCAAAGTGAAATTCCTTTACGTTGAAGAAGTTATATTCGTTATCAAGTGTTTCAACTACTATATGGTTAAGCATTGTGTTTAGTTTTAATTATGTTTATTACTAGGTCGATATGTTTTTGATTCCGTGGCATAAAGATATCTGAATAGATTTTATGATCAACTAGAAACTTTTTGAATAACTTCCACCGTATAGGGAAAGCATCATTGGGATTACCCTTTGTCTCTATTATGAACATTTCACCTGTAGTCAGGTCCTTTGCTACAAAATCTGGGGTATAAGTTACCCCTTTTACATTTGGCCTTATTCGTTCGAATTGTTTGTAATTCTTTCGTTTTACTAATTCATAACAGTCATTAGTGAACGTAAAGGAATCTAACAAATCAAATTTCACAGAATTATAACTAAATTCTATTGGTATTTCTAATGCTAAATTTTGTAATTGTTTGTAACAGTATAATTCTAATTTGCTTTTGAAGATCATACCTTCATATTCAAGAACGGTTGCATTTCGAACCTTTTTATTTGGTGTCTGGGTTCTCATCTAACAATTCTTTTAGCATCACTAAAGTTTGTTCTTTACCGAATTCTTTAATGAAGTCACTTACATCCTTTATTAGATATAAGTCTAGATAATGTTTAGGTATAAATTTATATGGTATTGAATATTTTTCTGATAATTTTTGTGATCCTTGTATACCCCCATCATCATAATCAAATAAGATTATTATCTTTTTGAATCTTAATTTTAAGTGATCTATAATCACTTTGGGAATACTTGAGTTTTCACTCTGTGGTGCAATAGCATTATAACCTAGTTCATATAGAACCATAACATCTTTCAAAGACTTAGTGATTATTAATAAATCACCATTGTCCGCCAGTTGTTCTATTCCTTGTATATCAAATGCAGAACAGTTGTTACGCCATTTCTCCATTCGTTTAGAATGAGGTCTATAGATTTTGTATTTGTCATATATACTATATGCATACATTGGTTCTTGTTCTGTGTAAAAGAAACTTGATTGAATCTCGTTTACCCAGTATGTAGAAATTGGGTATACCTTATACAACTTAAGAGTATCTTTAGTTATATAATATTTACCCCAGAACAGTATATCATTATCTGTATAGTTCTTCCGTTTAATTTCTATGGTATTCTCCATCTCAGCTTTGAGTACGGCAATTGAATAATTCCTTAATATAGGTAATTCTTGTCGTACTACGAGGTCATTCCATATTTTTTGTAAGGCATCGTAATACTTGAGATTATCAAGTTTACGAACTAAGTCTACGATATTTCCTGATTCGCCAGTAGCAAAATCTCTATATCGTAATACACCTTTTCGGTCTCTGTATAGAGCCCAGGATGGATTTGTATCTCTCCGAAATGGAGAACTCATAGGTTTATTGATTGGAATTTCCTTACCTAAATAATAACAATAGATGTAATAATCGTTTACTTTCTTTAGAATCTTTTCTAAAGTTATATTCTCTTCTACTGCTCTAGTGTTATACATCTAAATAAGTATATATTAGAATGGTAACTGATCTTCTTCGTTTTGTGGTACTACATCAGCTGTCTCAAGATCCTTATAAGGATTTGGTCTAGCCTCTGACTTATCTGGTGCATCTTTAGTCATCTTATCGATAGACGAGATCTCCAGAGTTGATTTTTCTTTAGGTATATCCATACTCTCAATGAACGGGACATACTTAGGAAGAGAGGTATAATTCTTATTTGAATATATAACTTTCACCCTCATTTTCTTACCTTCAAATTTACCAGTCAATTTCTTGATCATGGTCTGACAGAATTCTTCGAAACTATTAGATTCGAAATCGAAATCATCTTCCTTAATATATTTAGTTGCGATGTGTTTCAGTCTCTTTATCTGATTAAGTTTTTTATCTTCTAGAATCTTTCCATCCTTATCCTTAGGCTCATATTCAGTATGAGTAAGTTTCTTACCGTCTTTTTCAAACGTTAATACTAAGAATGGGTTCCCATTGGGACTCATTTTGAATTCAATAGCGATCAGGATTACGTCGTCATGTATTCCTACATCTATGAAATTTAATCTTCTTCCCTCTGAATTTATTGTTTTGTTTACTACATATGTTGACATAGTGGTACTCCTTATTTATTTAAAATTTTGTCTACTTTTACAATGAATGGGGCATAATCATTTTCCATTTTCTCCTGATCTTCTGAATCAAGGAACATGGGCGGTGTTTTTGCAGAACTCTTACCATCTGAATTTAACGTGATATAATAGTTACGTTTCTTAGCGTCAGTGATATTCATATCTGCATAATGTACCATGGTGAATTCTTTCTCCACCATTCCTTTCCATTCTTTTCCTTTAACCATGATGCGTTTTTCAACAGCACCTTCTTCTGTTTCAACCCATTCATAATGGGCAGTAACAACTATATATTTTGGGAATTTCCTGATAAGGTATAATAATTTGCCAATCTCTTCATTATAATAGTTCCAAATATCGAAACCACGTTTTGTATCTCTGGCTGTTTTTAAGACACTGTCTATGTATGCTGAAAATGAATCCAGCACCACGACTTTAATAGAACTATCTTTTGCATATTCGATAAGTTTCTGATAACATTCTTGCCAATTGTTTGGAGTACTATAATTCTTAAACGTATTGAGGAATGGTAATGGTTTAGATTCCATATTAACGTACCCAGTTGTTTCAGGGTCCATATTACGAAATGCCATTGTTTTTCCTCTACCAGACATACCAACTAGTGCGAACTGGTATGCTGTAGTCATGTTTTATTAATCTATTAGTGCTTTTATTATTACTTCAATTATTAATATTGACATAGAACCTATAAAGATACCCATTGCTAGACCTCTTGTTTTACCTTGTCTATAGGATATATGTTCTATATATTTCATCGCCTCTCTAGTAGTTTCTATTCTCTTAGATGCTTTCATATTTAAAAAATAAAAGGTGTGGGTTAGTTTCTCGATGGTATTAGCACCGAAGCTAATAATACTTTTGGAAGGTACTATCACTAACCCTAGCTTTCTATCTTTTTTACACCAAGGTTATATTAAACAAGATACTTCTTGCCCCTGCGATCTTTTTCAATGCCGAACTTCTGGCCATTGATATAGATGAACTCGTTGCCGAACAGGTCACAATAAATATCATACTGATTATAGCCGACTTTTACCCAGTTGTTAAAGACAGTCACCTTTTCCTCCAACACTTCATTACGAAGGATGGCGATATTGTGAGTGTACTTCGCGGGTTTTGCATGCGTATTGACATTGATGTTTATGTCAATAGTTTCTACTTCGGACTTTGACTTCTTCTTACCGCAGCAAGTATGACCTTCCTCTTCGTCAAGATTGTCATTATCTGAAGCATATGCTTTCAGTTTCTTTAACACCTTATCAAAATCATTTATGATATCATAAGCCTTAAACCTGCGACCATCAAGATGATCAAGGTTACGGGCTTCTTCTTCAATTCTGAAATCATAATCAGTAGAACCATTACAATCACCAAAAACGATCAGGTTTCCGGTCTCAATTGCCTTGAAGGATTTTCTCCTCAAAGATTTTGGGATCTCCCTTAATTCCGGATATTTAGAGATCTCTCTTGCAAGACGTCTCACATAAAATCCGTAGTCATTATCGCTGTTGAGAACGACAAATGCATTTTCTTTTCTGGTTTTCCTTTTTGCAGGTTTGCTGGAAATGCAAGGAACTATTCTGGTCACTGCTGCTGATAAGTTTGATAAGCTCAAATAATTTTTCATGTTGTGATTTTCCTTTCTAATCTGCCCCATCGTACTCTTCTATCGAATTATACTTGAGGTTATTTAAGAATCTTAAAATTTTCGGTTCACCTTCTCGAACCTTTAGGAAGTGCATAAATATGATATCTTTACAGGATTTTTCGCTTGGGCCATACTTTTCAATTCCTAAGAGTTCAGGTCTATGTAAAACAACCACATAGTCAGAAGCCTGAAACACAGAATCACCACCGAAAATATCTTTACGCATAGGGTAATGCATATAGTTATTCGCGATTCTCTCACTACTTTCAATCTCTCTATTCATTTGGGAAACCTGAAGAATAGTTGTTATCCCTATCTTTTTGGCTTCCATGAACACCTTTTGCAACTCGTATAACACTTCTCTTTCCTTATCACCAGAGTTACCCCTAGTTAACAAAGTATGATCAAGTATTACCAATAACCATTTATCGAGCGCCATCGTTTCTTGAAAATGTTTGATTGTGAATTGTATTTCACTAACAGTACCAGGACTATCGACGTAATAAATCGGGTACTTGCTAATTCGTTCTGCATGTTTTTTTATAACTTCATATTCTTCATCTCCTACTTTTGTTCCGCCATTTTCAGAATCACCACTATATAACTCATTAGTGGTCTTTCTCATTTTGGATGAAAGTTTACGTCCGACCTGTCGTGAGCTTAACATTTCGAAGTTGAAAGATAATACAATAAAGTCCTCGTTTGGATTACAATCGAACAGATCTGTTTCCAGACTATTAACGAATGAAGACTTGCCAGAACCAGAGATTCCAGCAAATGTATATATGACGTTTGGTTCTATACCACCCATACATTGTCTATTGAACTTAGGCCATCGAGTTCTCAACGACTTGAAGGTTCCTTTACGTCTACCTTCAATATAACTTAAGATCTCTTTGGTTGGTTCCTTTATATGTTTATACTGTAGCATATTACTCCATGTTTTGTCCGTAGCCTACTCTAAGCTCACCCGTGGTAGAAACCAGATCTCCTAGATCTTGGTCTGCATATACTCGCCATTCTTCGGATGATAACCACATAGGCATTCGTTTCATGAATGACAACTTACCCTTGCGAGTCTTGTCAGCCACTTCTAACTTTAAACATTTCATTAATAAGAGATGCTTGGACGCATCAGTACCTACCGTATTGTCGTATAGTAACTTGCTTCGCTTATGATCTACCCTTAAATAATCGTAGCTCCCGTCTGGTCTCAGTACACGCACAGGAAATGCGTTGTAAAATTCCTCAAAGGAATCTATCTGAGATTGAAAAACTCTAGTGAATTTCTCGGAAACTCTTATGGTATTTAGTATTGCAGTCAAATCAGGCGGATTCTTTACGAATTCGTTTGCGTGAAGATAAGCCAAGTCTTTTGGTAATTCTTGTAGTGTTCCTGAGGCAATTAGATACCTCTCCAACAATTTAAGCTTCCCTTCGTAAGCAAGTTTTAGTATTACATATTGATGAACAGATATTCTGCATTCCGTTAAATACTTAATATCTACTTCTATTATCATTGTTTAGATGTTTTGTGAAGGAGACGCTTGGATACAGAATGATAATGTTTGTTATTACTTTTTTACCCTTCTTGTTATTATATGATTGTTGTTGTCAAGACCTATTACACTGCGATATATTATTCGCTTCCATGGATTCAGTCTCCTTAACCGTTCGATCGGTATAGTAGTTTGAAATATCTCCTCTATAAAGTCTCGTCTAGACTCCATATCCATATGTTTGTATAAAGGATATATATCATTGATTAGGTCAATTGCCAATCTTAAATCTTTTCTATTTAGATGTTGATTTGGCAACATTTTTATTACTTGGATTACATCAAAATCATCTTCGTAATCTAGTAAGACTAATTTATCGAAGTCTCTACTTTCGACATAGTCTTTGAATTCTCCAAATGGACTTGACATATTATGTTAAGTTTAATAGATTATTACATATAGGGATAAAGTTAGTTAAGGTATTTACCCCAACTGTTGCAGTATGTCTGTTTATCCTCATGCATTCTACATAACTATCATCTAGATGCCAGATAAAATCTTTATTGAGAAAGAATACAAACTTATCTTCAAAGTTAGTAAAGTGTATATTCTCTTTCTTAATACCTATCTCATCTGCTATTCTGAATAAATCATCATGATTGCATTCGAAGTCATATTTAGTTAGATCTTCAAATCTACTAGTGACTATATGTATTTCAATATCCTCATGATCTAGTAAAGATTTGGCATAGTTCTGTACATCCCCAAATGATAAAGTATCATCGAAATCAAAACTAACCTTTTTCTTTTGTTTTATAATAACTCTCTTTCTCATTAGGTAGGAGGGATTTAAAATAATTAACAATTAATTTAGTTGTCTCCATAGGATCACGATAATAGCAAATCATACCATCTTTAGGTTTTGGTTCTTTAAGAGTAACAATATCATATATGTCTTTTAACCATTTATCTTCATCTTTATTTGGTATTAATTTTTCTTTTTTCATGCTAAAATAATGTTAATTGTGGGTTGATAATAAGATCAATAATCTTTTGACAGCTGTTAATATAGTAAGAAATATCCACAACATATTGGCTGAAAGTAGGATAACTGATATAATCATTAAATATTGTAACCCTTTTTGTTGCTTCATAATTACTAGTTTTATTTTCTTCTTCGCATGTCTTTAATAAGACACCACCATTCTTTGATACATAGTACCTAACAGATCTCTGCAAAATTTCTTTTTGGTATTCCCCATTTTTTATGGTATGGAATTCATTTGTGAATTTATCGTCTATTCTTTTTGCAATGCAAAAGTCATGTATATCCGT